GCTGGGTGCCAATTCAGCATCCTTGCTCTTGCGCTGCACCAATTGCATTGGCAAGTTGGATGTGGCGGGCACGATGCTGATCTCAATGTCGAGTGCGCCACGCCATGCGCTTGAGCCTCGGGCACGGTGCTGGGCATCCTCATTCACGCCGGTGTGGTGAACCAGGATCACGCTGCACTTGAATTCGTGCATCAATCGTGCGCACGCATCAAGCATCGTCTTGGCATCTTGGGCGCTGTTCTCATCGCCTGCAAGGAAGCGGTGCAACGTGTCCACCACGATCACGCTTGGTGGTTTGGGCAGCGACCTGATATGTGCCGCAGCCGTTTGATAGCCATCTGGTGTGTTGAGGTCGCAGCCTGACTGAGACAGCCACATTGACAGGCTGGTGGCGTTGTTATGGTGCTTCCACGCTACGATGCGCCCGCGCAGACCTTGGTGCCCCTCGCCTGCGAGGTAGACCACATCGCAGGGCTTGACCTTGTGGCCTTGCCAATCGGTCATGCCTGATGCGAGATGCAGCACCCAATCCAGCACCACGAACGTCTTGCCGCCACCTGATGGGCCATGCACCATCACCAAGGCGTCGGCCTGAATCCACTTTTTTACCAGCCACCTAACCGGAGCAGGCTTGGCGCTGAAGTCGTCAGCACCTACCAGCCAATCGTTGATGGGTGGTGTCAGCAAGGCCAACAAGTCACCGCCTGCTTGGACGTAGTCGTTGGCATCGCCAAGGTCTGGTGGCATTACCATCCGCGCCCCGTGCTTCGCGCAGGCCTGCTCTGCATATCGTTGGCCGACTCCTGATTTGTCATTGTCGGCAACGATCACTAAATCGCGATTTGGTACGATAGATCGAAACAAGCCCGCAACGGGCACAAGGTTGCTGGCGCTATATGCCACCACCACGGGGCAGTTGGTGACCTCATGAACGGTCGCAGCAGTCGCAAACCCCTCGGCAATGTAGATCGTGCCTGAGTGCTTGAGGTCACTGACATCAATGGTGCCCAGCAACCAAAACTTGCCACTTGTCTGCCCACCGGGGTGGTAGAGTTTACCGCCCTCGGCGTCGATGTACTGCAACGATGACGTTGTGCCATCCTCATCAAGCAACGGCACCACCAGACGGCCATCGCCTGTGACTCTGGCTCCGTGGGGTGCAATGCCCTTGCGCTTGAGGTACGGGTGATCTGGCGAGGCACCAATGCACTCGGCCCAGATTTGACCGACGACATCCGCGGCCACCTCGTGCTTGCGTGCCTGCTCAAGGTCGCGGGCGGCTTTGGCTTCGCTCATCCTGCGAGCAAACGCCATCTCATCAGCCTGGTTGAGCTGCCTGCCCACCTCTGCCCGCCAGGTCTGTTCCATGCCCGCCCGCCAACAGCCAAACCTGCCGGCTGGGATGCCGTCAGAAAAGGCGATGTACCAACCTGGCTTGTCACCGTGTCCTGGCGAGCCCTTAGTGCCGGACTTGAAGCGATGAATCTTGCCGTCGAGGTAAATGGTGTCGGGCGGCTCAAGGCCAGCCTCGCGCATGGCATCAGCCAGCTGCTGCTCTGGCGGGGCCAGCATAGGCTCGGGGGGCGGCGACCATGAGCCGCCGAGGATGTGTCTTAAGTCAGCCATCAATCAATCTCCACAAAAGCAACTGATTGCTTCTTCGTCTTTGTCAAACATATCGCGTTGTTCTTTGCTGAACTTCAGCATGGCGGAGTAGGAAGGGCGATCCTTGCGGAAGTAGCCTCCCCCAGTAATGCCGGGACTTGAAATGCTGCCTTCTTGCTTGGCCCACCACACAGCACGCTCTGGCGACTCGGTGATGAGGCTTAGGATTTGCGACGCGCCCTTTAGAAAACAGAGGTCGCAGTTGCCGTGATATGTCACGCCACCAAGGTTGGGTAAACCCAAGTCAAATGGCTGGGCCTTCCAAAACGCGGCCACATCTTGCTTAGTAACGTTGACATCAGCCAGCGGCATCAGTCTGTGGATTCCCTTCATGCCATCTGACGGGTTGGCCCGAATCTTTGAGACGCGCCTAGGCTCGTCGGCGCGGATGCCGACCATGTTGTCCCACTCATCCCAGCCAAGATGGTGGCGCAGGTAATTGGCAAAAGGCTTGATCTTCAAGTCAACAGTGCAAAACCTGGTGACAGGGTTTGGTAGGTAGTTCTTTTTTTTGATCAGTGCCTCAAATGGCTCCCCATTGCGAGACGCGCTAACAAAGTCCACGACTCGCAACCTGTCCTTGGGTTCCTCTGCGTGTTGCCATTCAAGCCATGTAATGGGAACATTCCAACGCTCCGAACACGCTTGGACAAAGCGCAGCGTGGCCTCATCTTCCTTGCCCGTGTTCGCAAAGCACACCTTCGTTTCGTCTGGCAACCCGCTATTGCTCTGGAGGACGCGCCACAGCATATAGGCGCTAGTGCGCCCACCAGAAAACGAGATGCAAGTAGGGCTGTCTATCTTGAACGGATCAGCCATTCAGCGCCACCGTGCTTGTCTCGCGCAGATAATTCTCAATGCTTCGCATGGTGGACTTGCTCGGCTTGGTCTTGCCGTTAAGCAGCCGGTACAGCGTGAACACAGACAGCCCCGTTGCCTCGGCCACTACCGGCAGCTTCCTGTCAGCCAAACGTTGTTGAATTTCGGTCAAGTTCATGTGATGTCAAAAAAAGTTGCAGAAAGTGCTTGCATCCTAGCACCAATGCCGCTACAGTTCAACTCATGCGCTGACCGGATGTCCCGACAAGCGCAAAACAGGAGAGACAGAATGAACGCAACGTACTTGATCATTGATACCCGCACCGGCGCAACAGTTGGCACCGCAAAGTCTTTGAAAGCTGCCATGCAGTCGGTTGATCGCCGCGACAACGCTTATGGCGGCTACCGTTACACCTACAAACGTGTTGAGGCAGCATGAAGCGCCTGCTGATCGAGGTGGCCCAGGCCACCCTAGCCGCCGCCCTGATCGGCGCACCAATCTTTTACTACTTCATCTTTGTGATGACTCCTTGAAGGATAAAAAAACATGTACGAATACAAAATAAAACGTAGTGACCGCACCCGCGCAAGAATTATCCGCGCCAATTTTGTTGAGCATGCGGTACGTCTAGCCGCTGGGAAGTTGTTTTATTCGGCCCGACTGGACAACTGGCGCGAAGACGGATCATCGCAAAATTGGCAAGTGACCTTGTGCGCGGGCAAAAAGGACAAGACGGGCGGACAGCCTGTAGTTGAGCGTACTTTTAACGTGGTGCCAATTAGGTAACACCGCCGCCGGTCGGTCACCGGCACCTACTAACGCCAAACCGGAGAAACCCAAAATGGCTATTTCACTCAAAACCACCAGCGGCCTGTCGGCCAACGGAGTCAAAGTCTTGGTCTACGGCCAAGCAGGGGCAGGCAAGACCAGCCTTATCAAGACGCTGCCCAACGTGGTGGTGCTGTCTGCCGAGGGTGGCTTGCTGTCCATCCAAGACGCTGACCTCCCGTATTTGGAGATCACTTCAATGGCCGACTTGATGGAGGCCTACGAATGGCTTTCTAGCGGAGACGCCAAGAAGTTTCAATCGGTTGCTCTTGACAGCATCAGCGAGATCGCAGAGGTCTGCTTGAACACCGAGAAGAAAGTCGCCAAAGATCCGCGCCAAGCCTACGGAAGTATGCAAGAGCAGATGGCAGACGTCATCCGAGCCTTCCGCGACTTGCCTGGCCGGCATGTCTTGATGACCGCCAAGTTGGAGAAGACTGCTGATGAGATGGGGCGCATTTTGTATTCGCCTAGTATGCCGGGGAACAAAACCGGGCAGTCGCTTCCGTATTTTTTTGACGAAGTGTTGGCGTTGCGCGTTGAGAAAGACGCTGATGGCGTGAGCCAGCGTGCGTTGATGTGCGACAGCGATGGCCTGTGGATTGCCAAAGATCGGTCAGGCAAGCTGGGCACATGGGAGGCACCTGACTTGGGCGAGATCATTCGCAAGATCGGCGGTGCAGCATGAGGCCTATGCGCGAGATTGCTGCTGAATGGCACGCCGAGAAGGAAGTTGAGCGTCAAGCTGTTGAGAACCGCCGCCGCCTCGAGGATGAGATGGTGCGATCGTTCGCGTTGCAGCCTGACCTCGACAGCACGGTTACAAAACAAATTGGTGATTACGTCATCAGAATCACCGGG